GTTTCTACTGTTGCATATACAGGAGGATCAACAGGAACTGGTGGTGGAGGTGGCAATGGTGGAGGATCATAAATAGCTATATTGTTATATTGTAAATAATATACCCCGTCTACTGGAGCCGTATAAAATGCTTCTGCTCCAGCTCCATCACCAGGATAAAAATTACCACCAATATCGTATGCTTCTGTCAAAATAACAGCATCACCTAAATAATATGTAATCGCTTTTCCAACACGATGAGTTGATGGTTGATACGCTAAAAATGAATGTGACCCGCTAGGAGGAGGTTCAGTAGTATCAATTGCTATAGTATTGGAACCATTTGTAACAGTTATATTTGTACCTGCAGTATTATTGGCCCAGGTAGGAGACGTACCACCGCCAATTAATACCTGACCATTGGTACCTTTTGAAGATGTAACTACACCTGTTCCATTAGCTTCGAGAACACCAGCAGTAGTCAATGGAGACAAAGTTAATGATCCTGTAATCTCTGGATTATCATCAAGAGCAATCTCATGAGTATCGCCGGTCGCAAATGTATTAATATTTGTTAAATTCCCAAGAATATCTATCTTGCCTAAGGTTGGTGTAGCTGTATTTGCATCGTCTGCTGTAAGAGTACTTAATCCAGCAACAGAAGCAGTTTCTAAATTGATTGTATTTGCACCATTTGTAATAGTTATTGAAGCATCACTTGATGTGAGATTTGCCCATATAGGATTGGCTCCTCCACTAATTAATATCTGTCCATCAGTGCCAGAACTTGTACTGAAAACACCAGAACTATTAGTACTTAACACTCCAGCAGATGCCAACATTGATAAAGTTAGAACTCCTGGAATATCAGGATGTCCAAAAAGATTAACTTCAATAGTATCGCCAACGGCAGACGTAACAATATTTGTTCCACCGAGAATATCTGCTTTCCCTACAACAGGTGTAGCTGTTCCAGAATCACCCGTAAAAGTATCCATTGCAACAGGCAAAGTTGATTCAATATTAATTGTATTTGCACCATTAGTTACAGTTACTGTTGGAGTTGAAGTAATAGTAGCCCAATCAGTGTCAAAAGCTGTTGCTCCCATTAAGAGCTCTCCATTAGCGCCATTATCTAAAGTTACAGATAGTGTATTGCCAATACCGCTTGTTGAAATCACAGTTCCACTTGAAACTATAATTGCTCCATCTATCTGTAATACATTGTCAAATGCTTCGCTAAGGCGAACCCAAGTAGGAATATTTTTCAACTTTGAAGCAAGAATCCACATGTCATCAACAGATGTATCAAGCCAAAGAGTTCCAATTAAATGTTCATCATCAACAGGACCCAGAAGAGTTGTGTTTCTTGGGGCTCTGTCTACTGATAGATAGGCGGGAGGAGCAATAGAGCTCACACCAGTATAGCTTAAGGAATTTTGACCACCTTTTTTAGAATATCTTACTGACATTACTTCTCCCCTTAAGTTTCTACTAAAAACCCACTAATACATGTTGAAACAGCAACACCACCTGAGGCAGTTATTGCAGATCCAGTATTGGCTAAAATTTTAAAATATGCTTTATCAGTTATTGCCATATCACACACAACAGAAAAAGATCTGCTAAAAGAAAAAACCGGTATGAAAGCAGATGAAGGAACAACAGCATTAAGTAAATGACTATATAATCTTGCAGTCGTTTCTATTTCAAACCTTATATCAGGAGTTGTAGATCCAGGAGTGCCACTTAATATCACATTTAAATTTATTAAATATTTTCCCGTTACAGGAGCCTCAAAATAAGCATGTGCACCAGCGCCGTCACCTGGATAAACATTGCTTCCATCATCAAATCTCTTAGTTAAGATAATATCATCACCTAAATAATAATATCCCGCACCACCAAGAACTCCTGCTCCGCCAGCAACAGATAAAACATACAAAAAAGGAGGACATGGAGAAGAAGATGAATCTTTTTCAATATTTATAGTTCCTGGACCATCTGTAACTGTGAGAGTTGTTGATGTAATATTTGCCCACGCTGGAGCACCAGAGCTTGAAGATATTAATACCTGTCCATTTGTTCCATTGCTTGAGCTTACAACGCCAGCACCTGAATTTTGTAACACTCCTGCTCCTGAAGCAGACAATGTAAGTCCGCTACCAAGGTCAATAGAGTTATCGAGATTTATAGTTGTAGTACTTCCTGCACCAACCGTATTAATATTTGTAGAACCCAAAACATTAACAGTTCCTGTAACTGTTACAGCCCCAGGACCAATGTCGGCACCTAATCTTTGAAGCGTTCCAGTTGCTGCAATTTCAAGTTCAATGCTATTTGGAAGATTATTAACTGAAACAGTTACACCAGTTGATGTTATATTTGCCCATGCAGGAGCACCAGCTGTTGAATCAATCAACAATTGTCCATCTGTGCCATTAGTTGATGTTACTACTCCAGCTCCATCAGTCTGCATTACTCCAGCACCAAGAGCAGAAAGTGTAAGACCTGTAGATAAAGTTACATCATTTTTTAAACTTACAGTTGCAATAGCGCCAGCACCAGATGTATTTATATTTGTCGTTCCGGTTAAATTAACTGTTCCTCCAGAACCAGGTACAGCAATTCCACCATCAGTTCCAATAGTTAGCATGTCTCCGCCAGGAGCAGAAGCAATTGTAATTGAGTTTGATGCATTGGTAATAAGAAGTGTTCCGCCAGTTGATGTTATATATCCCAATGTTGGAGCAATTCCACCACCTATAAATAGTTGTCCATCAAGAGCAGACTCTCCAAGTTCGATCGTTACCGTATTTCCTGCACCTGAAGTTGTTATTCCACCAAATCCAAAAACGTTCACGCCTCCTACAGATGGAACAACTGTTCCTACATCTGTAATAAACTTACGTAACGTAGTTGCTCCAGTAGCAAATTTAACCCATGCCGCCTCTTTTGCTCCAGTACCTACATTCTTTTCAAGAGAGACCAAAACCCAAACGTCGTCTGTTTTTCGATCTAACCAAAAATCACCAAGATTATAGCCAGAATAGTCACGAGTTGTTGGAGCACGATCTACCTCAAAAAAAGCTGGTGTAGAATCTGGAGCAACACCAATATATGAAAGAGGATTTTCTCCTCCTCGATTAGATCGTCTTATTCCCATACTACTCCTTTTAACAAGCTAAATATCCATTAAAGAATGTTCCTGAACCTAGTATATCAACATCATCAGATCCAGTACTCCAAATATATGCAGCAACAGTTGCTGTATCAGCTGCGTCCATATCAACAATAAAAGAGTAACGACCACAAAATCTATCATTAGCATCTCTTTGAGCAGAAGCGCTAGATATTCCAGGATTATAAAGCCTAGCGGTTGTTACAAGCCTTGTTTGAACATGCGGCTTATTTGAATCAATTCCAGCGTATGTGATTGTTGCATTAAAAACATATTTACCGGTAATAGGTGCTGTAAATGTACTTGTTCCGTCAAAGTCACCATTTTGGTCAAAATATTCTGAAGACGTGAATGTAACCGTATAAACTGTTCCTGATCCTGTTACATTTGCTTGGTCTGCTGCAACAGCTCCAAATGCTGAAGTTAGCGGTTTTATAACTTCACCTGCTGTAGTTGCACTAAAAATATTAGATGTTCCTAGAGCCGCATTAGCAGATATTACAAAGTTGTCACTATCGCTGTTATCAACACCTTGAGAAAAGGTTGTAACACTATCAACAATGTGACCAATACTCGCATCTCCAGCACTTGACCCACCAGAAGATACAGACAAAACAGCCGACGAAGCAGAATTTGAATTGTTAGTATTCTCTACTTTTAAAATTCTTGTCCCACCAGCAGTAGAAGAAGTGAAATTAAAATCTCCAGAGGCATTTACACCAAAAGATGGAGCTGATCCTGTATCACCAGATATCAATTCACCAGTTGATCCAACAGTTATTCCGTTAACAGCAGATGTTCCCGCACCAACAAGAACACCATGATCAGTTAATGTTGATGCCGACGTTCCTCCAGCGGCTGGCTCAATTGGAAAGCTAGAGTTAATTGCGTTTTTCGTAGCCATATAAAACTCCTAACATGCTAGAAAGCCGTTAAACCACCCACTAACTACATCGACAACTTTTGTTCCGTTTGAAATAGTTATTTTTACAATTGCAGTATCAGCTGAATCCATATCAACAAGGAATGTAAATCCAAGATCGGAGTTATCACCAGACGACTTTATAGCTCCACTGTTTATATATCCGGTCAGATAGTCTCTGTTTGAGGTTGAAAGTGTGATCGTTCCAGATGTATGAGAGGTTGTTAGATCATCCATGTTTAGCTGACAATTAAACTGATATTTTCCTGTTACTGGGGCAGTGAAAGTACTTGTTCCATCGAAGTCATTATTCTGATCAAAATATTCTGCTGTAGTAAAAGTAACTGTGTAAACAGTTGCATCTCCAGTCACATTACTTTGTGTTGCACACGCAGCGTTAAACGCTGGCTGAAGAGGCATTGTAATTTCACCAGCAGTTGTGCAAGATAAAGCAGTCGCGGTCTCTAAAGCCGCGCTAGCAGAGATCTTAAACTTGTCAGAGTCACTGTTATCTATACCTGTTGACCATGTTTGTTGACCCGAAATAATATAATTTATTTTGGGGTCTCCAGCTGAGCTTCCTCCTACCGAGATGTCAACACGACCAGAAGATGAGCTGTTAGTATTATCTGTATTTTCAGACTTTAATGTTCTTGTAGACCCCGCACTAGAAGAAGTAAAAGTAAAATCACCATTTGATGAAGTAGCGAAGATCGGGTCTGAGGCAGTAATTCCAGTTAAAAGTGTTCCAGTAGCACCAACAGATAGCGATGTGACGGCTCCGACGCCCGATCCGACCAAGACACCTCCGTCTGTTAAAGTAGAATTTCCAGTACCTCCAGCAGCCACTTCTATCGGATCGCCGCTCCCTATAGCATTTTTAGTCGCCATTATTTATCTCCTTTTTTAAACCTTTATTCCATGGGATTTGGCCTTTATGACACTCAGACATCTTTTTTATGCTTTCTTCGCTATGTTTTCTGCCCTTCATCCATGAGATTTTACCTTTAAGCGAATCACTCATTTTTCTTTTGCTTTCTTCGCTATGTTTTTTGCCTTTAATCCATGGAGTTGCGCCTTTTTGAAAAGCGCTTTTTTCTTTTAAATGAATTTTTGTATGACATGAAGCACATAAAGTTAGCCCGTTATCAACATCAAATCTAAATTCAGGAAAGTCTTTCCATGGTTTAATATGATGAGCTATAAGTTTCTCTTTAGAAAAACAATGCTGACACTTATTATTGTCTCTTTCAAATACCGAACTTTTCCATATAAAATATGCTTTACAATCTCTAGAATTTCCACCTATAATTAATCCTTTGTTCCATGGAATAAATCCTTTTTTTCCTTTTATCCATGGAACATGTCCCTTTTTAAATCTTCCAGTGTTTATCTTTCCTGTTTTAGGTTTAAATTTATGTGTATGGCACATTTTACATCTTCTTCTGTAGTATTTGCCATTTTTAGGGAATTCATTTAGTTCTTTCTCAATGGCACAGTCTATGCAAATTTTCATGTCATCCTCTATTGTATTTAGATGTAAATATAATAAAGACTGTACCATTACCTACGCTTCCTATACAAGAGTTATGTTACCTTTTGAGCTCAAAATTCCCCAGAGAGTATCGGCCGTCAAACAAATAAGTTCAACAGAATCAAAGTCATCTGTAGATGCTAGGTATCCACCAGTTCCTGTAGTGGTCGATAAGCTTTCATCCCATGTAATTGTCTCACCAGCATTCTGAGAAATACGCCAGCCACCGGCACCTTTACCTGTTACACGAACAATTGAACCAAGTGCTGCTGTGTCCGGCAAAGTACAAACAACTTGAGCCACATTATTTGTTATGTATCCATTGTTTGAGAGCATTGCTTGGCTAGTTCCCGTAATCTCAGAAAATGTAATTCCCCCACCAGAACCTGTTGCATTTATTACAACCGTATTTCCTGAGCCAGTAGTAGTAACATTAGTTCCACCAGTGATATTGATCACACCTCCTGATGGAGTTGCTGTGCCCGAGCCAGTTACGAAACTGTCCGAAACAGCGTCTAGATCAACATTTCGGTCAGCAGCTGTTATTGTTCTTGTTGTAGCTGTTGTTATTGCTGAAGCTTCAAAGGCAATCAGTTTCGTTGGATCTGCGTTGTCATTAATTCTAAATGTATTATCTGGGAATTCAGTTGGGAATGCTGTTGTTCCACCAGCAGAAATAGATGGAACCAACCCCCTAAGATCAATTTCCTCTATAGATGTCCATGTTCCAGACGCAGATGTTTGATGTCTTAAATTAAGCTGAGATATTAAGAATCCTGTACCTTTAAAATCTGCAGGTATTATATAGTCTGCGTATTTATTAAGGTCTGTTGCTAATGTTGCAGCTGTACCATAACTTCCTGCTGGAAGATTTAACATCAACTTACAGTCGCCGGTGTCTTCACTTACTACACCCCAAATAACAAGAGAGAAGTAACTGGCTGACATTGAAGCGCCAGTTGAATCGGTAAGCTGTGTGTTTAAATCTGTAACAAGGTCATAAGGCGTCACAGAGTCATTTACAACATAAACATCTGGCGTTCCAGAAAATGCAGGGAATGTATGATCATGAAGTTGCAAAACAACTCCTGCTGCTGTTGTAAATATAACATTGTCTGGTGCGCCACCATTAGGAGTTATAGTAAGAGTTTGTCCAACTCCTGATATCCATGTAGCATTCTGGTTTCTTATCCAACTGTTTAAATGCTGAACATGACCATTTCCATTTGAAATATGATCTGTCCATGCGTGAACCTTATATGCACCTTCTGCCACAAGAGAAGCCGCACTTTGACATAAAACAGTTGCTATAGGAGCAAACTCAGTTGCTGATGATGGAAACGATACTGTACTAGCAGTTAATACTTTTGTTGATTCTAGAAGATAAACATAGTTAATTTGAGGGGCTGTATCAGAACCAGCTGTTAGAGTCACTGTAGCTGGGGCAGTTACCCAATCATAAAAATCACTAGAGAATACAACTGTAAGATTACCTCCTCCTGACTTTTCAACAGCTAATGTTATTGTTCCGCCATCAGATGTTACGGTAACACTATTCGTTTCAATTATAGACCCGGCCCAACCATCAACAGCGGTATTATGTGTATTATCTGTAAGGTCTATGTTTATTGTTCCAGCACCATTGGTAATTGTTAAATCCATTGCTGATGTAATAGCAGCTAAAGATGGATCTGCGCCTGTAGAACCAATTATTAATTGACCATTTGTAGCTGCTGCTAATGAAGTTACTGGCGATGTACCAGAACCAACAACAACACCATGATCAGTGAGAGTAGAGACACCAGTACCACCATCGGTAACTGGCACGTCAGTACCTCCGGCACGATAAATATAACCGCCTCCCTTCGTAACATTATCAGCAAGATTCATTGATGGATCGTTAGCTGCAGTCATTGTTGCGAAAGTAGAATATGCGGCTCCATCAACATCGTAAGCTTGGAATAAAAGAGTATTTCCTGCTCCAGTATTAGTTCTTATTGCTCCACCAGTTGCCATTGTAAGTGATGAAGTTCCAGATATAGCTGCATCAAGATCAACAGTAAGAACATTTGTTCCAATTGCTGATGTAGTTATATTGTCGCCACCTTCAATTATAATAACTCCTGCTGTTGGCACAGCGGAACCTGAGTCAGCATCAAGGCCTGTCATTACAGCGCCGCCAGTTTCAATATTTATTGTTCCAGCACCGTTAGTTACGGTAAGAGTTGCACCTGTTGAAGTTATGTTTGCAAGAACAGGATCTGCGCCTGTTGATCCAATTGGAATTTGTCCGTTAGTTGCGACGCCCAATGGTGTTATTGCAGAAGTACCAGATCCAAGCAAAATTCCGTGATCTGTAAGTGTCGATGAACCAGTGCCACCATCAGCAACAGGAACATCAGTGCCACCACCCCGATATATATATCCACTAGCTTTGGTAACATCATCACTTAAATCCATGGTTGGAGTGTTATTTGATGTCAAAGTTGCAAATGTTGTATAAGAAGCGCCGTCAACATCATAAGCTTGTATAAGAAGATTATCAGCTGCTATTAAGCCTGTTCTAATTGTTCCACCAGCTATAAATGTAATATCATCTATTCCATCTAAGATGGTATCTAGATTAACTGTGAGGTCACTTAAATTTCCAACTGTTGTTATATTTGTTCCACCAAGAACATCTACAACACCCAATGTAGGAGTAGCTGAGCCACTATCCCCATCAAGTTGTGTAATAGCTCCACCAGCAGCTATTACATCTAAATTTATTGAACCAGCTGCATTTGTAACAGAAATTGTTCCGCCAACAGATGTAAGTGCGGCAAGTACAGGATCTGCACCTGTTGATCCGATTACAAGTTGACCATCGGTGGCCACACCAAGTTCAGTCATCGCAGCAACACCAGATCCAACAACAAGTGAATGATCTGTAATTGTTGTAAGACCAGTTCCACCTTCAGGAACAGTTAAGCCAGCAACAGTAATAGTTAAAGTGTTAGTTACAGGAGTACCAGTAACAGTAATGCCACCACCACCAACAAAATTTATATTATGCGCAGCATCAGGTCCTACTGCACCGCCGACATTTCCTGTAAGTGTATTCATTACACCTACTACAGCGCTTTGATTATATGTTAAATAACTCATATTGTTCCTAGTCTTCTATGTAATATGTAGAAAAACTAACTTTTCCTACTGACGGAACTCCATCCTGTTTTACATACAAGGCATCTCCTTGAGGCAATGAAACAGATGTATCAGAGTTATAATCAATATCTAAAACAAAAGTACCTTCTGTTGGAATATCTATATGACTTGTTACGCCATCATGTGAGAATGTCAGACCAACATCAGTAGAGTTAGTTATTACTAATTTAGAAATAGGATGAGCATAATTAGCTCCTATTTTTGCGAATCCAGCTCCAATTGCACCAAAAGCAATTGTTCTTAGTTCTTCCGCTCTAATTCTTCGTGATTTACTCATTACTAGCCCCCCTTATTTTTTGTCGCCGTAAAGTGCCGCTATTGTTACTAGCCCAGAAGCTGCAGCGCCTTCAGGTCCTTGTTTTACATAAAAAGTAGTACCTTTTTCGATAAAATCTGGATTGGAAGACTCAACAGTTACATCAAATAAACGGTCCATTCCATTAGCAATATAAAGTTTGTTATTTGTTCCATCGTCAGAGAAGTAAACTCCAACGTCAGTGTCATTTACGATATGAAGTTTACTGATTGGATGTGTAAACCCGGTGCCAACAGCTGTATATCCTGCAGCAATACTGCCGAACGCAAGCGTTCTCAGTGTCTCAAATTTTAATTTAGAAATACTCATAAACTTTCCTTTATTATACAAATTGTTGGCACCGACTAATTACTCTTTTTCAGTAGCAACTTCTTCTTCTTTTTTAACTTCAGGCGTCTTAGAACTTTCTACTGCCTTAGCTGACATCTTCTGAATTTCAGCTAGAACTTCAAAAGCTGCATCATAAGCTTCTCCAAATGGAGAGCCAACAGGCATGCTAAAAATAAATGTACGTTCGCCTTTTTTAACTTCTAAATTGAACATTGCTCTTTGGTCCATGACAATTACCTCATAAAAATGTGTTAAAAATATATCAGTAGAATTCTAACGAACAATCACATTGGCCGCTACTACAAAATAAATCGCAGTAGCGACCAAAGAACCAAAGAACTTTACGGTGTGCCGTGAGTATCAAAATATGGAATATATTTTATGTCAGTTCCTACGTAAATTTTAATGAATCCCGTCGAATCTGAGGCGTTGGTTGTCGTCATCTTAATTGATCCAGCACCTGAACTAACAGTACCTTCGTCACCATTAGTAATAGTTGTTTCTGTAGCGGTACCTCCTGTATCCCCACCAGCTCTTAACTGAACAGCTGAGACATCACCAAGTGTTGCTATTATATCTCCAGCGTCAGCTGTGATTCCACCTAGAGTTGCAACAATGTTGCCTGCGCTTGCGAGGACTCCGCCTGTAGTTGCAATGACTCCTGTGCCTGCTGTAACTGTTGTGCCAGCTTCGACAGCACCAAGAGTTGCTGTTATATCTCCTGCATCAGCTGTAATGCCACCTAGTGTTGCAACAATGTTACCTGCACTAGCTAAAACTCCACCAGTAGTTGCTATAATGCCTGTGCCTGCTGTAACTGTTGTGCCAGCTTCGACAGATCCAAGAACTGCCGTTATATCTCCTGCATCAGCTGTAATGCCACCTAGTGTTGCAACAATGTTACCTGCACTAGCTGTTATATCATCCAGTAAAGCTGTTACCCCGCCTGTTGTTGAATGCAATCCTTGTCCTGCAACTATTGTTGTAAAAGCAGCCATTCCACCAGCTGTTGATTGTATAAGACCAACGTCACAGTAGATATCACCGGCTGTAACATTAATATCCCCAGTAACTGCAGTAATATCTGTTTGTGAGATTATACTTCCAGCACTTGTAACAATATTTCCAAGTGTAGCTGTAATATCTCCATTTCCTGATGTAACACCTCCTATAGAGGCAACAAGACCTGTTCCTCCTGTAACTTTTTTCCCTGCTGTAATATCCCCTGCAGGAGCTAATAAATCTCCAAAAGTTAAATTAACATCACCGACTGCAAGATTAATGTCACCTGCAGTTACAATAATATTACAGGCTACAACAGTGAGATCTCCAGTTGTAATTGTAGCGCCTGCATTAACTGTAAGTGGTGTCCATGTAGCTGAGTTAGCTACTATGCTTGCAAGAACATATGATTGATTTGTTGCTTTATATACCCAAATTGTTCCTACCTCTGCCTTATCTGATGTCTTAGGAGCCCGTGAAGAAACAATTGGCTCTGGACTTAAGGTTTGCAGAGGATTCGAAACACCATAAGCAAGATTTCTTCTTTGCTTTGAAACTGACATTCTGAACTCCTTTGTAAAATTGTAACTTTTTCTTCAGCTAGCAAACAACACACTATGTCCTAATGGTACAAATAACTTTATTTTTGTGTGGAAATGTGTACACTTAGAGTATAAAAAGAAGGATTTCATTATGGAAAAAACAAGAAGAACGGGTCGATTAAGGCTCTCTGTAGATATACAAGAAGATATTTTTAAAGATGCTAAAAAAGAATGTATTGATCGTAATTGTACAATAACTAAATGGATAACGAGGGCTATAATTGAAAAACTTAAACGAGATAAAAAAGATTTTTACGATATTGACCGTTAGATTGTCAATAATGTTAGGTTTATTGACTATTATATCATTCGGTTTTGGTGTTCTATGTGGAGTTCTTGCTTACGATGCACCAACTGGATGGCACGTAGTAACACTTATCCCTTTAGCTATTCTAATTATGTTTATTGATGTTATTACATCGCAGTATGTGTGGATATTATTGTTAACCGCGTTTATCGTAAAGGTAGTTATAAATGCAAAATATAAGTGTGAGAGCAAGTATAAAAAAATGTAGCATTGTTGTGTTTCTTTTGTTTGGATTAAATGCATTAGCAGTATCTCCTGCAATAGATATGGGAGAAGATAATAAAAAAACAACAAAGAAGATCAGAAAGAATAAGGGACAGAAGAGAAAAATCCAAAAAACAAAGGATGGTGCTAATAGCACAATTAGGTTTCGTAGGAAAAATATACCTAATATTCATGTTCCTATTGTTTCTAGCCTTAATGGTAATGCCAATGTGCGACGTCAGAGCATCCATGAGATAGTAAATGGTTCTTATTGGAATGGAAGAAAAGTAAGACTTTCTTTCTATGAGCCAATTGATTATGATAACAACGGCCAGGAGATCAGATCAAACAATTGGCCACCACAAACACCATAAGCAATTCTAGTATTGACGGGTAGTGAATAAGCTGCACACCCGTGAAAATAAAACCGGCGCCTGAGTATAAACTCGAGCGCCGGACATGAAAGAAAAAGAGAGATTAGGGTTTTTTATTCATAATTTTCCATATGCTCTGTTATTCCAGGAAATTCTTTTTCTAGAACAGCCTGCATCTTTTTCATATTTCTTGATGTTGATTGTATATTATTTCGCGCAGCATCAGCAAGAATCTTTCCATAAAACTTTACTCCTGCCTTACTAGTGGCAAATACATTAGCTGCTTGTCCTACGTGCTTAAGTCCGGTTATTTTTGCTATTCCTTGTAGCATCCATTTTACACCTCTTAGTCCTCCGGATAAAATTTTTGCTATTCCAAAAGTATTTTTAAGATTATCCATAGTATTGGCTACATTCGCACCTTTCATCATTGATGAATAAACCTTATTAGAATCTGTATATAGAGTTGCAAATGATGGATCAACTTTTTTTGTTGCAGATATAATTGTTTCATCTATAACATCATTAAGTTTTTTAGAGAAATTAAAAATTTTTGATTTATCTCCTTTAAATTCTCCAATATGAGATGGGAATTTATCGGTTTTATAGTCCCAAAGATCTTTTAAATTTACTTTTTTATTCCTAATAAAATCTAAAACTTTATCGGATCTTTTAAGTATCCATTCGTCTGCTTTTGTTGGATCTCCAAATCCATATGCTTTCTCTTGAACGTCTTGCATTACCTTTTTAAGTTTTATTGCGTTTCCATCACCAACAGAACTAATTCTTTTATCAATATTCTTAAAGTTCTCGGCTAATTTTTTTTCAGCATTATATGGATTAAAGATATTAGCGGTTATCTCAGCTCCTGTGCCAATAGCCTCCTGCCAAAATTCATTAGCACCTAACGCTTTAGCTGCGTTTTTTCCACCGATACCTATAATTGGTAGAATGAACGAGCTAACCCCTCCTTGCGGAGACATCATATATCCAGTTACCCTGTTAACATAGTCTCTAGATATTTTCTCATTATCATTTCTTGGCTCCCAATATTCTTCTGGTACACCAAGAGTTAATCCTGCTATTGCTTCAGTTGCTCTTTTAGCATGTTCACTAGTTGGTGGAGCTCCTGAAGTAACAAAATCTAATGCAGATGGTTGATCATAAGATAATCCAAGCACTTCATGTAGATTTTTAACACCTTTTGCTGCCTCTGGTCCTTGTTCTTGTTCTATTTTTTTATATAGGCCATCCCAATCTGGGCCCCATTTCTTTTGGGCAGCTTTTTTAAATCCCTTATATCCCTCAATAAGGTTTCCACCTGTCAATACCCCAAAGGCCTTTTCTGCTCCACCCTTAACAATATTAACAAGATTTCTTAATCCCCATTGAGACCATGTTTCAGCTGGTTCACTTTCCACTTCAAGTTCCATTGGAGCTTGCGGTTGTTGGAACTGTTGCTGAGGAAGAAGTTCTTGTTGTGATTGCATTTGTGGCTCTTGAAGGGCAGTTTCTTCCTGATTTTCTTCTATTTCTAAAAAATCAGGAATTTTGGGAGAAGAATTATTTAAACGAGTTGCCATTCTTTTTTCCCTTCAGCATTAAGACCTACTTTCCATTTATTACCACTAGCGTCTGCTTTACTTATAACGCCAACAGGAAGTCTATCTACTTCAGAAGATTTATATTTTTTTCCAACATAAGCAGTTCCACTTTTTTGTTGCTTAATATGTTGCTGACCTTCTTGAATTTTTTGAACACTCTTCTCAGCAAGGTTGTCATATATATCATTCATTCGTCTATCTACTTGAATATTTAGATCATATGGTGGAGTTCCGCCATTTTCACTAATTACATCTTCTATTGATTTGCTTCTAGATAATTCAGCTTCTGCTTTAAGCTCTTGAATATCAATTATTATTTTTTTACCAGCGTCTGTGTTTTGAAGTGTTGGAATTATTTTTAGATAAACTTCAATCATTTTTTCGGTAATACGAGCTCCAAACACATCCTTAATATCTGTAACAAACTCATTTTGAATTTTTCGGTATGTTTCTTCATCTGCATTCATAAGAGCTGGAATATCTAATCCAGTTTTTTTCAAGAGCGAATGATATAAGCCAGCTTTAAGATTTCCTTTTTCACTTAAAGCTCTAAGTTGCTTATAGCGTGAAATTGCCTTTCTTGCTGTAGAAGATTTTTTAACAGATTCGCTTATAAAATCCTTATTAAACGCCCATTTCTGTTTAACATCTTTACGAGCTTCTTTTAACTGTTCTTGTTTAATCTTAGCTATTTCTGTAGCACCTTTTTCAGAAAGTTGTGGTCTACCAATTATACCGCCGTCTTGCGGTGCTACTTGATCTACAGTAGGTTGCCCCGGCTGTTGATCGCCTGTCCCAAGACCAAGCCTTTCTAGTGCTTGTTGAAATCCTGCCTCTTTGCCTGCGCGCCCTTGTGATTTAAACACTTCTTGTAGCATTGAGGTTGGCAAATTAACTAATTGATTTGCTACTTCATCCGTGACGCCTAAAGAACTCTTGATTCCTGGAATCATAGCCGCTTTTTGTTGCCTGCTTTGCAGTTGTTGCATTTTTTGTTGTGCGAGTTGTTCTAATCCGGTACTTAAACCTGAACCAAGTCCTGTTCCAAGAATCTCGCCAAGACCAGTCTCCCTAGGAAGAATTTGTATAGCCATAATAATTTCCTTTAATTAAAAGCTAAATTTTTGTCCGCTCAATGAAGGATTTGATTGTATGGAACCACCGCCTTGTTGACCTTGTCCTTGTTGCTGACCTAGTAGTTGAGTTAACAACTGAAGAATCTGGTTTTGACCACCACCGCCACCAAAAAGAGATCCACCTAATGTTCCTCCAAGAGCACCCAGTCCTTGAGCTAATCCTCCGCCAAGAGTTCCAAGAAATCCTTGTGTTCCAGGACGATAGAACATTTGCTCTTGAGGCTGTAAACCCATCCCAAGCATCTGCATCAATTGGCCTCTATTTTGCATTCCAAATTGACTGCCCATTGCAGCTAAACTTGACTCAAGATCTTGTGCTCCTCCGGAAAGTGATTCTCCAAGAGCGCTAGATCGCTGTCCACCCATACTTGTAAGTCTTTCCATTATTCCAGGAAGAGTTTGTTGTTTAAATTGTTTTCTTGCATGTGCTTCTATAGGAGCAAAGCTAGGTTGAGAACCTTGCAATCCCGACAAAGCCGTTTGTAACATTTGATTTTGAGCGCCCATTTGTTGTTGACTACCGATTGGAGCACGCTCAATGCCGCCTTCTCTTCCTGTCCAAAAACTACCTTGTGCCATCTCTTCTCCTTATAGAACATAAATTTACACATCAAGAGTCTCGCAATAATGATAAACATCTCTTAATATTTTCCCTAGCATACGATATCAAAATCATAAAAGGAGAAGAAATGGCAAATCAGTCTGAATTTGGTGCATTTATACCTACAACAGATATTTTTGACACCTCAACAATAGATAATATGGAGAATATAGATCCAAACCTTAAAGACCTTCTTATTAGGCTAGCTCAAGCAACAAACAATATACGCATAGGAGTAAACTTAAGAGACGCGGGATATTATGTAGAACAAGAGTTCTTAAATGGACAACTTTGGTTCGAGAAAGAGGGACTAGATTCTTCTTCCGCTCAAACTCCCGAGCACAGACAAGTGTCTAGAAAAGTAATTAACTTTGGAGCTCTTCCAAATGCAGCATCAAAAACTTCAGCTCATGGGTTAACAGTTAATGATCAATTAACATTCACACGAATATATGGAACTGCATCTGATACAACAGGTCACACTTATATACCACTACCGTATTCAAGTATTACTGCAGCAAATAATGGAATAGAACTGTCAGTTGATGGTACTAATGTAATCATAAATACTGGGGCTGTTGATAGAACGGCATACGATACTTGCTACATAGTATTAGAATATATTCAAGAATAAATTCGTGCCGGCACGAGGAGATGCCGACACGATGAAGCAACCTAAAATCTTTCTAATTGTTTCGCATATATTGACATTGCATGCAACTGAAAATCTGAAAATGCAACTTCGTTATCAATCATCTGACTTCCATCTAAATACAATCGTATCTGTATGAACTCACCATCAGCCTGAGGAAACAATGGATGCCATAGTCTATCTTGATAAAACTCTGACCCAACAGATGGATATGGGAATGTCTCAAGAACATTTGTACCCAATAGAGCACCTGAGTTAATTCCATCAAGAGTTAAAGATCTAATAGATGTTGATGTAAAGAAGTCAACTGATATCTTTCCTGCTGCTGTTCTGTCTACATGGAACTCTATCTTAGGAATATAACAATTCTTTCCACCCTTAAAGTAGAAGTTGAACTGTTTTGTAAGAATATCTATCTTGCTAACACGAGCTATGGTTCCACCACCTGTATAAGCAGTTGCAAATGCAGGTTCATTGATTGTAAAAGTATCATCAGAAGGTACAGATGTAATCTGATATATTCCATCAACAAATGTTGAGCCAAGCACATCAGCAATATTAATAAAGCTATTAACTTCAAGGTTATGTGCGATAGAAGTTACAGTTATAACTCCTGCTGCATTAGTTAGATTTGTTATTTGAAGGGATTTACTATTCCTTGGCAAATCAGAATCAATAATAAACGTATACCCACTTTGGTTCCCCGCTAAAACTTGTCTAAACTGCGACTGTGTATCTGCACTGTTCCATGGCTCATTCCATTCTGCCCATGTCCAATTAATATCCTGCCAACGTTCATCAGAAAGATTCTGAATATATCCAAAAGCGGTAATAGAGTCATCGTTAATACCCCATGTTCTATTTTTATAGTTATATACAAGCACCTGGTTTGGAAACTTTGGATTCTCATGCATGCTAGGAATAGTCCAATAGACCATTTCAGCATAATAATCCCGTATTCCAGCTACACGCTCAACTCCATCATTCTCATTGTGGAACTGAAAGACTTTGTCCGGAATCTTATTGTCTATACGTGTAACATTTGCACCATTACATGCATGAATACCTACGTTACCCACTCCAAGAATGTCTTTATCAAATAGAACTGTAGAGAATGTAGATTCTACCCCAAGTTCAGAGTTAATTCTTTGAAAAACAAAAGGAAGGATCTTGTTTCCTGTATATACAAGCTCCCAAGTGCTTTGCTCAAAAAAAACTATTACTCTATCTCTTAAAAGTTTTACTGAAATAATCTCTTCTTTGGTATCAGCATCTATCCATCCACCTTTACCAACAGTCTCGCTAGGTTCTAGCCAAGCATCACCAGCAGCAGGTATTGGAGAGCCGTTTTGAGAGAATCTAACTCTGTTTGGATGATGAGACGATGCTGCGGCTCTTTTCTCATAAGTGTTGAAAAACAAAAGTCTGTTCTTAAATGGAAGAATTAATCTACAGCCTTCAACTGTATTAGTTCCAGCTACATTAAATTTAGGTGTAAAAGAAACCCATGTAGCTCCATCCCAGTATCTTACATGGTCTGTGGCGCTATTATTTGTAACAAATAGAACAGTATCTTCTGAATCAATACCTCTATAGTTTACTGACCAGAAGAAATGAGAATCATCTTGTGTCCATAAGTCAGCACCAGTTGCTAATCGTTCCCATCCAGTTGTAGCGTATCTATATGCCATTCTAGTATCAAAGGCATATGTTGGTTCTTCATTTATAGGTGCATCTTCAAACTGAACAAATCCCATAACAGGCTGAGCTGGATAGTAATAAAGATCTCCAACAGTAGCAGAAACAATTACATATGCGCCGTTGGTTGTATCAAAGGTGAAAGTTGTCGCAGGACCTGTTTTTAGCATGTCTGCAGCTACACCTGTTTGATACACAGTGAACAGTTCTTCATCTATGGAAAACATCTGTCCAGTTGTACCAATCATTGCACCTGTATATCCAGGAACAGTTCCGTTTCTAGCTCCTAATTTAACCCTTAAACGAGAAGAAAGTTGTTCAAATCCAACAGTTGGAGGAGTTCCAGGACTTATAAGTCTAGAGCCGAATCTTTTTCTAACTCTTCCACGAAAGATATATGCATTCTTAAGTTCAGCAAACGCATCCTCAGGAATTAGGAATGGCTTCACATTATCTTGTAGACCTGAATTAAACGGAGCTATCATAAATTGATCTAAAGCCATAACAACTCCTAAGCTGGTCTACCTACTGCAAAATAATAAAAAGTCACATTAGCGTTAACAGTGTAGTTTGAGTGAAGTGTACATTTAACTTCAACTTTTGAATTCAAAGAGGAGTGTACATTAACTTTTATGTTTGAAGATCCAGTTCCACTCGTTGGGGATACATTTACACTAAATACAGCACCAAATGGTACCGTTGCATCATAAACTGCGTTAACAATTCCACTTCCAGTCACCATTCCCCATTTTATCAATAATCCTGAAGGTAAATAAGACCACCCAGATGTATTAGCCGCAGGAGCAGATACAAGACTTAAACTAGAGGCTGTAAATGGTATTTGTGTATCTGTTGCTTGATTTAGTTTACTTATATACAGTTCATTTTTATTTGTAGCTGCATTTAGAAATGAGTACATTCCAACTTCACCAGAAACAAATGGTGGGGTTAAAGGTGAAGTAGCCTGCACTGGAAAAGAAATATATTTATGTTTTCCTTGATCTCCAGAAGCATCATCAAATGCAACATGGTTAATTGAATTAACAGTATCTATTGCAGTAAAGTTAGCGAGCATCAAAGATTGTGAGTCGCTAGGTCTATCTGTAGCCTGCGGAATATTTGGTGTATAAGCCAAAACTACCTCCTAAAAGTTATTATTTCCAAAGCGATCATTATTATCATTACCACCTAGGCCGTCTGTATATATTGTCTTAACTCGTTCTTTTGTTTGCATAACAATAGTTTTTCTAAGAACGAGAAGTTCCTGTTGTTTAAACTCAGGCATAATCATTTGGATGCTATCAATATCAGTTCTGTCTTCAAACACCTTTTTTGCAGCGCCATAAGCAATATATTGCCACCATTGTTCCATTAATGGTTCATCTCCAGCTAGTAAAAGATCAGTAGGTCTTCTATTAACTTCAACGCTTACTTTATATGGTCTATCTGGAACAGGACGAAGAGTAAACTTATTTTCAAAGAACAACATTGCTGTTGGAATAGAAGCTTTATAAGGAATTACTTGAGCTTGTATTATTCCTCCTGCTTCAGGTGCATTGTTGAAGGTCATGGTCCAAACACCAGTTGTATAATCTATTGTTCCAACACCGTCTCCTGCAAAAACTCCACCTCCTACATCATATGCAGCAAGGCCTTGTCCATTTACATCGACAGCACTAAATACCACATTATTAGAAAGAACAGGAAACGCGCTAAGTGTTCCAGAAAACAATACAGTCGCGCCATCTCCAGTTCCTACATTTAACAATGAGTTTGTTAATGGATATAGACCGTAAAACTGGTCACGTGATTGCGAAAGAAAGACCTGTCTTCCTGCTATATACACAGGATCATGAATAGTAATATATTCGTCTTTAAATCCAGCTAACTCAGGAGTTGTAGACTCAAGATAAGTATCAATATTTGGCTCTGTATAAAACTCAAGAGTAGTTCTAAGAGAGAATAATCTAAGATGTTCTGGAAAGTCATAGAGGACAAATGTATTTATATACTCATCAATCTCATCTGTAGTGATCTGAGCTTCTGATGGGCTTCTTGTCAGCCTTCTGACTTTAGTTCTTATTGCTGCAAGTGTAGAATCTGCCATATGACTTCCCCTTTTTTACTTTATTTTAGTGATGTCTGTTGCATTGTAACAACTTCTTCAATTTTATTGTCCAAGGTATAAATACTTTTTTCATTTACCGCACTTGCAAATCCAAGAGGTACAAATCCAAATCTTTGAACTTTTCTTTTTAGATGCATTTTAGGAGTACCAGATTCAGTTTGCATGTAGGAACTACTTGATCTTCTTTCCAAGCTTTTACAGAGAAACTCATTGAGCCTCCAGCAACTTCATAATAATGAAACTTACCTTCAACCATTTCGTGAGCTTTGTCGTATTTATATTTATAAGATTTTTTATTAATTCTCTTCTTTGCCATTTCCATAATTTTTTCCTTTGGTTAAAGAGGAGGGGAATAACCCCCTCCAATAGCATTATTCGTTAGTTACGCTAAATGCTTTTCCAGCTCTCCAATAGATGACATCTGCTGTATCGCCGGCTGGGCTATCAGTGCCTGCAGCTAGTGACATTGCAATGTATCCATTATCAACTGTTGCGCCAGCAAGAGTATCGTCTCCATCTTCACCTACAGGTACAACCTGTGCGTGAGTGAATGGAACCGCTGCTGTTAGTGGCCATGCAAATGTTGTAAATGCTGTTGAAGCAATATCAACAGTAATAGTTGCTGCAGCAATTGCAGTTACTTTTCCTGTTAAACCGTTCATTTGAGTCATTCCGTATACGGAAGGAACTTGGAAACGAACTAATTGCCCAACTGTATATCCATGATCAACTGTAGTTGTTACAACAGCTGAAGCAGCTTTAGTTATTTTGGAAATAAAGCGACGTTTAGGATAGAAAGCAGGTGGTATATTTACTGGATAGAAAGAACCAGTTGTACCAGCAACAATTTGAGGAGCATTCACAAGTCTGAAGTTAGTGTTTGCATTAACAGTATCGATTTGGAAATCAACACCACCAAATTGTTGTGCCAAAGTAACATCAACAAAACGAACAATATCACCAGCAACCAAAGTAGCTGTAGATGTTGCAGATACAATAGGTATTCCAGCTGCAGATATTGCAGTTACTGTTGCGTTAATAGCGCCAAGTTTGTTGTTTACTGATGTATCTATATAAGTAAATCCACCAGATGCTAACACTACAGGAACGAGAGATTCATCAGCAGCAATCTTTTGATCTTCGAACCCTGTGTCAACAGCCATACCTTTTTGCCAGTAAAATCCAACACCGGTTCCAGCACCACCAGCTGCGCGAGTTGTTGAGTTCCAAACTTCCATCCAGTCAATGTCTGAACGTAGTTGAATAACTTTTGCAACAGCTGCAGATGTGAATCTACCTTGTTGGATAATTGTATTATCAGCCATAATTATCCCTTTAAGATTTAGTGCAACGTAGATTCATAACCCATAAGTCATTAGTAATGCGAGGCACTTCTGCAAACTTATAACCAACTGAACAGTTCAATGCAAGAGGGCCATCATATATAGGTGGTCGATAGATAAACTGTGCAGAATATCCATCTTGCTCTATGCAAGCATAAGATTCCATACCAACACAGAAAACGTTGTAAACGTCTGCGCCGAGATTGGAAGAAGTAGGTGTGGTTGAACCGATTGAAGAAACTAAGAAACGAAGGTTTCCAATTGATCCCCATTCTGAACGTAAAGCGTTCATAGGTGATGGATATTGGTTTTTATGGATAAATCCACCAACGTTATCTAAGTCTCCTGTCAACTGAGTTGAAGCAAGAGCAAAGTAAGCATCACGAACTGGAGCTGTACCGAACTTATCTTCACCAGCGATGTTATCCATAATGGTATAAGCATCATTATTGAGAAGAGTTCTTACAACTTCATCAACGTCTGAACGTGTGATTTCTGTTGGGTTATCTCCGTTTACACCGCCTGTACAGTTAATAAATGAAGCGGTTGATGCAAGCATATCTCTTGTGAGTTCATCTTCGGTTTGACGAAGTGAAACACCAAGACGTGCAGCTGCTTCATTTAAAACAGGATCTTGTGATTGAAGAGTAACTTGTTCATTCAAGATCACATATGTACCGTAAAACGACATTTTTGCATCGATTTCGATAGCTGTGAGTTGTTGTGCAGGTGGAGTAACACCTGTATTACCCAATGGAACCTTAGCGGTTGAAAGAGGGTTATACCTACGCATACGAAGAGTTGTACCACCATTACGAGGCATTTTCTTCTTCATAGCAGGTATTTTATGGATCATGTTTGGGGTTGGCACGCTTAATAGCTTATAAGAAAAGCTTTGTTGCACTGGAGCAGGAAGCGTACTCGTTGTTGTGATTGCCATAAGACATCCTTAAATTGATAAAAATTTAACCAATCTAAGTTGACGAGACTTATTATACGTCCTGAACTGGCGAGGTTCTATACGCCGACAGAGCCGCGACGCTCCAATACGCACAAACAACTTTAATATATTTTTAAAATAGGGCAAAGAAAAACCCCACAGTCAAATAGGAACAAAAAACTGCGGGGTAACAAAAAAGGAATTTCTTTATCTACGTGCTTCCATCATTTCTTTATAAAGCTGTTTCTTAAGATCTTCTGTAAGACCTTGAGCGAACGCATTTGCTTTAGAAAGAGGGCCTTCGCCTTCTTGTGGTTTTACACTTGTAAGTGGTCTTGGTTTAGCTGCATTTGTTTGAGCTTTAGCTCTGTCTGCTGCAAAAGTATCTTCTTTATGTATTCCAAGCTTCTTTATAAGAGTATAAGCAGAGACTGCCTTAGTATAAAGGTCATCTGTTGAATTAATTGTTTGTGCTATCTCAGGGTAAGCAAGTCGTAGTGCTTCAATGTTCCCAGCATTAACAACTTTATCAAAATCTTGATACTGACTTTTTAGTCTTGTTTCTGCGTTAGAAGCAGTGTTCTTTTGCTCATTCTGTTTAAGTCTATTCTCAAGAGCTTGTATCTTTTTTTCATATGCAGCTAGATGTCTTCCTTCAACGAAATCATCAGCAGCAACATGTAAGTTTTCTTCAGCCTTAGGAGGTTCTGGCTTTTGTTGTGCTTGCTCTATTTCTCTCATGCGAACTAATAGATCGTCACGTTCACGCTCAGCCTTTTCACGAGCTAAACGAAGATTCTTCATATTAGTTTCTAGACCTGTTGCTTCAGCTTCTGCTGCAGGAGTTTCAACGGCTACTTCTGGTTCTGCAGCTGGTGTTTCTTCAACTACAGGTTGTTCTTCTGCTGGTAAAGGCGGCATTTCAATTTCTTTTCTTTCATCAATCATAAGTTTCCTTTGGTTAGGAGATTATTAATGGAGAGTCTATAGATTCACCGTTAAGCTTTTTGCATATTCTAAGAAGTTCACCATCATCAAACGATAGAACAAAGTTTAAAAGATCTTTTTCTTCTGCTACTACTTCTAATGCATGATCTCTTAAATAAAAGGATGTGCCTCTGTCAGGGATAACCCATAAGAAGTCCAATTTATCTAACCCTCGGTCATATCTATACACTGTTTGATCATAGTTTGGTGTTGGACAAGTTGATCTTCCAAGAAAATACTTACGTAGAACATTATGCATTAATGGTTCTTTTTTAGTATCAACAACAACATAAAAAGAGCCCATAAAGTCTTTCTTAGAACGATTTACGCATTCAAATACGTTTTTTTCATAATCTTGATGTAATTCTCTCTCAATTTCTATCGGATCTGTTGAATCAGGCGTCTTAAGTTGTAGATCTCTTGAAATTTTACCTATTGTCTCTTTTTTTTGTTCCATTGGTTCCTTTTAATCGGGACGGGCCTGACACGTACACAATACGAACCCTTCCCGATGCATTTGTTAGTTCTCTGGCAAAAAGGGACCTTCAACGATATCTTGCTGTTTAGCTCGGCGTTTAACGCTCTTGCGTTTCGGTTTTTCACCAACACCAAGTAGTTCATAAGCTATCTGCGAAGCCTTACCTTTAGGCCGAGGCATCGATGGCATTAGTACTTTTCTGGATTCGAACCTTTTTTACCTCCTTTAGCATCTGAACGCATTTGCATATCAATGCCTTT